GCTCTGATGGTTGATGTCGCTTCAACGAAACTTTCTATCCAGTCGGCCAAGTTTGGCCCCCTGCCTATAGGCGGATTTCGTCCAGGCCGCGTGGGTTCCATTCTTCGACGGTGCCAGCTTCACTTAGCCTAAACCTATGTGCCCAGTTGAAGCCGCCAAAGGCTTCGCTTGGGATGGTCATGGTTCGTCCTGACTTGAGGTCGCGTTGGGTGACTTCAATGTGAGATATGCATTCACGGAGTAGGGCACGTTCCTCGTTGTTGTTGGCTGGTATTGGGGCTTGGAAGTATACCGCGTCGTGTAATTGGCTGAGGATTTGAATGCGGCCGCGCATATATTTCCAGAGTTTCCATAGGCCGAGGTTTAGGCAGTCGCCGGTGGCCGACTGGAACATGTAGGCGATGGCGGATTTTATAGTTTCATGACTTTCAGGACGATCAAAGAAGTCCCGGCGTCGTCCAAAAGAATTGATAAGGTGGCGTTCTCGTTGTAGAGTCTGAATAATCCACTGGTGCATTCGGGGGATGGAAGGGAAGGCAGCAAAATACCGCCGTTGAAATTCCTCAACAAGGTCCAGAGGGATGCGGGTTTGTCGGGAGATTTCTTTAGGCTTACCAAAGTAGTTACTTGCGTGGGCAAGTCGCTTACTTGCATCTCGATAAGTGAATAGCCGGTAAAATCTTCGATTAGCGATTGCTCGGTCACGTTTAAGGTCTCCAGTCCAGTCCCATTCCGGGTATAGCATTCGGGTAACGTAGGTATGTAAGTCGCCGGACTCGCACGCGTCGAGATAGGTCCAGTCCCCAAGGATTTTTCCGCAGAACCAGCCAACGTCCCTGGCTTCGCTTTGTGACTTGTCGATACCGTATAGCTTGTGGCCGGGGTCGGGAATGAAGATGCGGCGAAGTTCTTCGTTGATATTTTGGAAATTGTTGCCAGTTCCTAAGGGGGATTTCGATGATGACCATCGCCCGGTTGTCGTACCGCCAATATTGTAACTGCATCGCCATCTCCAGTCGTGGTCGATTTCGGTTTCAAGGACTTGGAGGGTCTTTTTCAGGTCGCGGAGGAATAAGACTGTGTTGATAAGAACGCTGGCATAGGGGTCGCGTTGTTCGAGGCGTTCCAGGGTCTCGCGGTCCATTGGGTATTTGGTTTCGCCGTTTACGTTCTTTTTTATGGGGGCGAGCTTCATAACGTCGTAGAGCAAATTGATTAATTGTTTTGGGGAGCCGCTGAGTTTGGGATTGTAGCGGTCCAATATGGCCGTCGATATGGCTCGCAGGATGTTTTCGGTGGCGTCACGACGTCTTTGGGTAGATATGATGGCGTTTTCACGTTCGACTTTGTCAACGAGGAAGCCACGGAGCATCATTTCTAGGGCCGGACCTTGCATGGCACGTTCGAAGTCGTAGATCAGGGTGTCGTTGCGGCCGAGACGCTGAAGGCTGTCGTTGACTTGGTATGTTACCACGTTGTCAAAGCCGTTATACACGGGGTCTTTCAAATAGCCCATGTTTACGATGTCTTTGATTTCGAGTTCGTGGACGGCGATTACGGACATTAGATTAGTTCCTTTTCCTTGGCGAGCCATTCGGGCATGACCATAGTGGAGTCCTCAGGGTACCATTCGCATTGGGACTTGGGGAGCCAGACGTGGCCGGTTTCCATGTCCTCGGCTTGGAAGCGCCAGGCTTTTTCGGTTTCGCCTCGGACAAAGCCGCGAATGTCTACGACTTCACGTTCTCTTGGCATGTCATTCGTCCCTCTTGAGAGTGCCTTGGGTGCGAAGGATCTTCCAGGCGACTTCGTCGGCGTATATGCTACCCAGAAAGCCTAGTGACTTGGGTAACTCTGGATACTCTGCGTGGTGCCATAGCATGGTGTCGTAGACACAATTGTTGGGGATCATGCCGATGCGGACAAGATGGCTGATGTCGAATAGGCCGTTTTGGAATATTTTGGGTTGGTTGGTTCGTAGGCCGAATATTATGAGTTTCCAGGCGGCGAACTCTAGGTCTTTTGTCGGCCAGTAGTTAGTAAAGTCTTGATTGCGGATAGGGACAACAAGGGCGTCGTCCTCAGAACGTGCAAAGCCGACGATGCTGATTTGGTTTTTAAGGGTTTCGATGTCGACGGCGTAGGCTGTGGCGGGTTTTTCAAACCATTGATAGCCTTCATGTATTCCGCTAGAGGTCGGGTCGGGGATAGTAAAGTAGCGCGGCTGACGTTTGATCTCACGGTGCGTCCTTTCTCGAACAGCTTTCTGGAAATCAGCCAACACGGAGACGCGCATTGGCATCTGACGTAGAACGGCTGCGGGGTGAAAGGTGGGCAGAACTTTAGCATTCAGATGGTCGGACCATGTGACCGTCCCTCGGAGAGTGGTTATCTTGGTTTGGAATATGGTGGCCCAGCAGGCTGCGTTGCCCATGGCGACAACTAGGGTCGGTTTGAGGTCAAGGATTTCGGTCCACAGTCGTTTGATGTGATGGAAATGTTCCGACTTTAGATGGGAGCCGCCAGACTTCATGCTGGCTTTCCATGACGGCATCTGGGTTTCGGGTTCGGTGCCGAAGAAGTTGCCCAGGTCGTTGTTTGGTGGCTGGGTGTTGAAGACGTTTGTTATGTGGATGTCGTGTTGCTCGCGCAGCCGTTTCCAATGGGCTATGAGGTCAAATTCGTTGGGCCATATGTGTTTGCGACAGTGCTGGCAGTATGGATCGATGAAGTCAGATACTTGCTTGCAGCTTCGGCACGTCACGTGCATGTAGGGGGCGAAGCCAGATATGCCAAGCTCTAGCGACAGTTCGCGGCCGCTTGGGCCAACAACTGGGTGTTGGAATTGACTTTCGCGGCGGCCCCAAGCTTCGCCGACAAGGATGGTCCTTGGCATGGAAGGTGGTTCCCCTGTTAGAGTCGGATGTGGCGGAGCCGGCGATGACTTTGGCAGAGCGACTCGGCGGTGTCGGCGTAGAGTTTGTTGGACTCAAGGCCGACTATTGTGCGGGCGTCCATAGAGTCGGCCGCACGGAGGGCTGTACCACTGCCGCAGGTTGGGTCGAGGATGTCTGTGGTTTCGTCGATTAGGCCGCTGAAGAAATGTCTTAGGACTGGTTCTGGTTTTTGGCTTGGGTGAACTGGGTTAGATGCAGTCGGGGCGGCATAAGCATTCGAGATAGATTTGACCAATGGTCTTTTGTTTCGCGTACAAAGAAAGGCTGTCTCGTATATGCGACGAGGAAAGGCATTATCTCGGCCTGGAATGATCCCTGCATTGTCAGACTTGAGCCAAATGAACGGATGTTCGTGAACGTATAGATCACTGACTTTCTCCAAACGGTCTTTGGTTTGTTGGTAAAACTTCATCGAAAACCAGAACATTATATGGCCGGAATAACTGAATACTCGGTTTATGTTTTCGATTAGGGTGTCGGTTAGGGGCCAGAAGCCTGTAAAGTCGTAGTCTTCGCTCGTAGAGGTTACGGATTTGGCGTAGCTGTCGTATCGGATGTCGAATGGGAAATCGCAATGGATGAGGTTGAATTTGGGTCCGTCATAGGTCGATAGCCAACGCAGTGCGTCGGTGTTTAGTACAAAAGTCGGTAGCCCAGGTAGAACAGGGCTGTCAGAATTATTGACGGGATTAACAGGATCAGGCCCATCTGGTGGTTGAAAAGGACTGTTAAGGTCGATAGGAACAGGATTTCCACCAGCCACAGCGTAAGTAGGATTTGGGTTAGGGTCTTGGCCATTCGGCGACGGCGGTGTCGGACTCCTACCCGGCGTAGCCGGGTTAGCCGGGGTTCCGAACATGTTTCGGCTGACGTCGGCGATTTGGTCGGCGAATTGGGAGGCGGCACGTTCTGCCGAGATTTGGAGGGTGGCAATGGCACTTTTGATACTCGTTGCGTCGCGTAAGTTGGGATTGTCGAGGTTCTTGTAGACTTTTAGGATTTCGTAGGTGTAGGCTCGGCCGATGTTTAGGTAGTTGCCGGTGTCGCTGGCGTCCCATTTATCGTTTTCTTGACGATAGATTTGGTCGAGTTCGCCAACGGCTGCGGCGTGTTCGCGCCATGTCAGGTCTAGGCGTTTGGCGTTTTCTTCGAGTTCGACCTTCCTGGCTTCGTTGGGGCTGAGGTCTTCAAAGAAACGGAAGTGAGTGTTTTCGACAAGGGGGTTGACGCCGCCACGTTTCATGGCTTCCAGGCGGCGCCCACCTACGACAAGGAGGATTTGATCGTCTTCACGTCTGAGCACTATGGGGTGGATTAGACGTTCGGTTACAGATTTTATGAAAAGGTCGTCGATGTTGGTTATAGCTTTGCGCTGACGGTTACGGATCACGATCACAGCGGGATCGAGTTCTACAGTCACGGTGGTGTCTCCCGTTATCGGGTTACGTTATACGGTCCAATAAAGTGTCGGCCACGGTGGCGATTGCCTGCCGACTCTACGTGCTCCCTGGTCGCCGATTTGCCACGTAGCCCTAACAACGGTCTGAAGGGGATCACCCGTTGTTAGGTAACTCTGCCCTTAGTCGCGTTTGGTACCGGAGATCATACCGTCCGATGTGACGTTGTTAGCGTAGACGCGGCCGTTTTCGGCCATCGGTGGGGTTTTAATCATGACGTCGAGGCCGCGGATGACTTCCAGGGTCTCGGCGGTGGGCTCGCCCGTTTCGTCGTTAAGGCGGAGGGCTTCATGGAAACTGATGTTTGGTGAGAAGCCCAACGAAGTTACGAAGCGACGGAACATAGTCATGGCACGGGGTGTCAGATAGAAGTTCGCGCCCACTGTGTAGTCGGCTAGTGAGAAGCCGGCGTCGACGATCTTTTTGAGCATGGCTTCGTCAACGTCTTTGCCAGGGTCGGTCAGGCGAACGTCGAAGTGGAAGAACGGTGTGCCTTTAACCGAGCTGGCGTCGGCATTCATGCCGATCAGCTTACCGTAGAAGGTCTTGGCTGGCGGCAGGTCGGGCATGTCCGGGAAGTCGGACATGGGTTGTTTTAGGAGGTCGCGAAAGTCAACGGGTGCGTCGGCCATGATTGGCCCTTTCTGTCAGTTGGGGTTAAGAATTACGCGAACCAAATCGGCGGGTCGCGCCTGAAAACCCAGCAACGTTTTTGTTGTCCGGGTTGGCAGCTGAGTCAGGAGCCGGATCGGCTCCTCGGATTGCTTTGATGAGTTCGGTTGGTGGGTCTTGGTAGCGTAGGGCCGCGAAGATTTCAGCTAGGCCAGTCGATAGTGGATAGCTTTTTTCTAAGAAGGCCGAGTTCTTTGCGTCTACGTTGTCGGTTGGCACTGTGTAAATACGTCTATCGGTAGAGTTGGAGCCGCCAGTTCGGCGGACGATGAAGAGGTCGTTCCAACGCTTGCCAAAGACTGGGCTGAGGGCCTGACCTATTATCTGGGGGAAGCCGCGGGGGTCCGGTGTTTTGTTTTGGCGAATGAGGACGTTGGGATTTTGCGGGGCACCGCGAGTAGTGTCTACCCAATTAATATGGGCTGTTACTATTACGTTGCACTTCACGCTGGGGTTGGTTAGCAACGTCGATAGGCGGCGGATCATTTCTTGGGCGTCACCGCTATCTCTTCCGTGGTCGTCTTCTAATTGGCCCAGTCTATTGTTGATGTCCTGAACCCAGTATTTGGCTAGCTCTGCGGCGGTGCCGATGGTGTCGATGTCGAGGATACAGTCTTGATCCCAGTCGGTTACTGGGC